TTGCTTATTTCTATCATTTAAAATCGTATATGCTTCAGCTGTAATGTCTCCGTTCTGGTGTAATCGCTTTAAAATACGTTCAGTTTCTTTTAATTGTTTTTTGTTCTTCATTATTTATTAAGTTTTGTTATTATTTCCGCTACTAATCTTAGCCTAAACGTTATATCTTAAAAGTAAGAGTAACCATTACGTCGTGCCTAATATACTTACCCTCTAAAGATAGTATACTTTCTGATCCAAAGTAATTAGCGTTTAAACCTATATACCATTCGTCATAGAAGTTGTACTGTATCTCTGCATTTAGACCAGGATTAAAAAACCTACTCTTAGTTTCGTACCTATTGCCGTCGTGTCTATAAATTACAGAAGCCTCTAAGCCTATATAACCATATACATTTCTAAACAGTTCTCTTTTATAATCTACCTGAAGCCAAGAGTATTTTTTATAACCTATTGCTTGATGCGTCTCTACAGCCATGCTAAATCTAGTGTGTTCAAATTCTATACCTATTGTATATTCAGCGTTGTATGTTGTGCCTATGTCGTTCTCTTGACCGCTATACGCTCCATTTATAGCCATTGATAAATCATTACTGTATTTTACAAACCATTGGTGGTCTGTTTGTGCTTGTGTTGTTGTTACTGCTAGTAAAAGTATTATTATTAAGTTTTTCATAATGTTTGTTTTTAATTATTATACTACAAATATAGTTGTTTTAATAATACAAATAACATTGCAACCTTATTTATATTCATTCTAAACAATAAAAGAATAACAAAATAGCGTTTTAAACGTATTACTATTATATGGTTATAGACCCAACAATAACAAATCACACACTAAACTTAACACCTCGCTACTATCCAGTAAAAGGGTTGATTATAACATTATTAAATGAAGCTACAAGAGTTTCAACAAGCGTCTCTATGACTTATAACATAACCAACGGAAAACTAAACGGAAAATTTACTTTCACTTTCGTAGATAAAGATAGACACCAAGTAAAGATAACAGAAGGAAGCACACCCGCAACCGACCCTGTAATTTATAGAGGTAAGCTAACAACAACAACACAAAACCCGCAAGACTTTAAACAGACTAGCGGTTTATACACTTACTCATCATAATGGCAAAAGAAGAAAAAAGCATTAAGCTTATAGAGTTATCTAATAGCTATGTTAGAGAGCCGATAGTCGAAAGTAAACAAAACGACTGGGTTTTAAATGGGAGAAAAAACTACAACTATCAACACATTATAGATTTATCTAGTAATAGTGTGACGCATAAAAGTATCTTAGACAGTTACGAAACACTAGTTTACGGTGGAGGGTTAGGGTTCTCTAATGGTAATGCGGGCGTAAATGATTGGGCTAAGTTACAAACTATATTAAGACCTAGAGAGTTACGAAAGCTAGTTAAAGATAAGGTAGTATTTAATGAATGGTCTGCGCAAGTAATAGAGACAAAAGGTAAAGATTTATCTAGTATTGAACACATAGCAAAACAAACTGTAATACCCGCTATAGCTAATGAAGACAACGAAATAGAATCATATTGGTTTTCAAGAGATTGGGCTAACTATAGGACAGGAGGAAATACGCCTGAGAATTTCCCAGCTTTTGGGTCGGGTGGAGCTAGTCAAATATTCGTGTCTAAACCTTACTCCGTAGGTAGAATATACTTCCCTAATCCCGTTTATGTTGCAGGTATGCAGTACATGGAAATGGAGTCTGAAATATCAAACCTAAATTATAATTTTATTAAGTCGGGATTAACTGCAGGATATATTATAAATATTCCAGACGGGCAGAGTTTAACTCCTGAGCAAAAAGATAAGGTAGAAAAAGACATTAAAAGGAAATTAACAGGAAGCCCTAATGCAGGTACTTTTATTATAAACTTTGCAGGTAGAGATCAAGATCCAATAAGTGTAGAAGTATTTCCTGTTAATAGTAACATCCACAAACAATGGGAATTTCTGACAAAGGAATCTAGGCAACAAATTTTAACAAGTCACAAATGTACTAGCCCAGCTATAGTGGGTGTAATTTCTTCAAGCGGCTTTAGTAATACAGGTGACGAAATGAGACAGGCTAGGGAGGACTTATTAAGGTATGTCATTAAACCTATACAAAACTCAATACTAGAGGATATAGAAGAGATTCTAGTAGCTTACGGTATTAACTTAGATTTATTGTTTAAACCGTTAACAGAAGTAGCTGAAGCACCAACACAATTAAGTAAGCATGTTTGTATGGCAGGTGACAATGGAGCAACAGATGAAATGGCCACTAAGTTAATTCAATTAGGGGAAACTTTAGAAGAAGATAATTGGATTCTACTTAGTACAGCAGATGTTGACTATGATACGGACGATGATTTATATGGTGTAATACAGTTGTCAACAAGCACAGGAACAGCTAGACCAAACGCTAAGAGTTCACAAGATAGTAAAGACATTGCAATACGTTATAGATATGTAGGCAATCCATTCCCCGAAAGATTGTTTTGTAAAAAAATGATGTTAGCAAATAAGACTTACAGAAAAGAGGATATACTACAAATGAATAAAAGCGGTGTAAATGATGGCTTTGGTTTAGGCGGTTCTAATTCTTATTCTATATGGTTATGGAAAGGCGGAGGTAAAATGTCAACGGCATATCCTGAAGGAACTTGCAAGCACAAATGGCAAAGAGAAATATATTTGAAACGTGGAGGGGGTGTTGATGTAAATAGTCCACTAGCTAAAACGATAAGCACAAGTGAAGCAAGACGCAAAGGATATAAAGTTCCTGTAAATGATAGTAATGTTTCTATAGAACCTAATAAAAACAGATAGATGGCATTTTTATTTATATCACCAACGGAACTAACAGAGACCACTATTATAGGTGGGAACGTAGATTATGATAAATACTCTATGAACATAGAAAACGTTATGCTAACGGTTATAGAACCATTATTAGGTACGGAATTATACGACGTAATTTATGCGGGTGCGGTTGCGGATAACTTAACGGGATTGTATGCTACATTATATACAGAATTTGTTAAACCTATAACTAAGAATCAAGCGTGTTCTGAATATGTTACAGTATCGGGGTTTATGATTACTAACGGGGGAGCTTTTAAACACTCTCCAGAGGATTCGGTTATAATGGACAAGGATGAGAAGGCTTTAATATCTACTATCTACTCTAGTAAAGCAGATACGTACATACAAAGGTTTTTAAAATGGATTAGCAAGAACCCCTTAACGGAATATAAGACGTATCAGGACGAAGTAAACGCACAGGATGTTGCTTTAACCTCGGGTTGGTATTTTGGTAACTCAGCAACACCTACACTAGATGAGTAATTTAACTAAAAACATATTTAGAGGTAAGAAGAACTTACAGGGAGGGGTTAAAACTGTTTATTTATTTCCTTACGTTAAGTATAATCGTACGCAGGTAGTAACAAGTGGTCAAGTTTTAACCACATTCCCCGCTACTGAGACCTTTTTAATGCATAGTACAGCTACAAATTACTCCGAAAACACCGAAATAGAAGGAGGAGATGTAGCTTTTAACCAATCTTTTAGCTTACAATTTCCTAAAACTGAGGGGGCAAACGAATTATATAAGATAGTTAAGCAAAGATGGCGTGCTATTTACCTAGATGAGATAGGAAATATAAGAATTTTAGGACTTTGGAACGGTTTAGAAGCGACTTTTAACAACCAAACAGGGTCGGGTAAAGCGGATATGAACGGCTATAAGCTTGATTTTACAGGAAAAGAAGACAACCAAGCATACTTTTTAAACGATTTAACAGGGTTTACACAGTCTACATCTTACCAAAACTACGTTTTTATGGATGGATTCAATTATACTTTAATGGATAATACTAACTATATATTTTAACAATGTCAATAGCAGATAATAATTTACTTACTAGAACAATTACAACAACCTCAGGCGGTGACGATTGGGAGTACATTGTAAGAGGAACAACAGATTATAGAATACAGTCTAAAAATAAGATAACAGAAGAGGACAAGGTTTTTACCAAAAAGGTTACTATTACTTCAGCGCAAATATTAGCGGGTAATAATGTGACAAATATTATAGGAAATCCAGGGGCAGGTAAAATAATAGCAGTTAGTGACGTAATAGGTCGAATTGATTTTAATACAACAGCATATTCAGCTGCAACAATAAATATAGATACCAACCCTTCGAGCAGGGATAGGGCAAACTCTCCTAATCTACTAACAGCCACAGAAGATAGAATATCTTTCTTTAATATAGTCGGAGACAGTACAGGAACTCAAATATTAAATGATAACGCTTCGATTAGATGTAAGTTTTCAGTAGCTCCTACGGGTGGAGATAGTGATTTAATTTTATATATAACATATAAAGTAATAACTATGTAATGGCAGTAATTATACAAACAAATAAATTATTACCTAGACTTAAAAACGATACTTTTGCAAGTGTTGATTTTAAAATAAAGAATTTTAATACGGGGTTGCCAATTGATTTAACAGACGTAACGGCTCAAATGCAATTTAGATACAATACTAAGTTGGGGTCAGTTGTTAAGGATGTCTCAGTAGGTAGCGGATTAACCATTACAGACGCTGAAAATGGTTGGATAACATTAGATGCTTTTACCCCTGTATCGTGGGAAATAGGTTGTTATCATTTCGACTTACCTATTACGTTCCCTAGTGGAGTAATAAAGACATATAACCAAGGGACTGTAGAAATAATACAAGACACAACGGATGACTGAAACGATTGAGGTAGAAGTAGTAGATAATCAAGAGACCGTAGTGACGTATGTAAATGCTGTACACATAGCGCAAGAAAGTGAAATTAAAACATCAAGATTCGAAGCTAGGTGTTTAGGTCAGGCTGTTAATGGAAGGATTGATAACTATACATCAGCTCTGGAAAATATTGGATTAAAAGACAGTAGTACTGCAAGCTTATTATTTAACGCTAAGATTTGCGGAGTAGGTCAAGAGAAATTATTTAATCTATTACCATTTGATATATATAATGACTTTACTGTATCTCGTAATGGTGCTGCCACCTATGTAGCTAACGATAGGCTAATTAAAAAAGCTCTTGCAAACGTTCCTAGAATAGACTGGACAGATGCTGATAATCCTGCTTTGTTAGTAGAGCCTCAGGCTACAAATTTAGTACCAACTTCTGCCTCTGGGACTTATGGGGGTACTGTTCCAACTTCTGAAATATTAGAAGCTGCTCCAGACGGTACAAATGAAGCGGTGAGACCTGTGGTCGGAACAACTTCTAACAGATATCAAGAAATAATAAGCGGTGGAACATATCCAACGGGGCAAAAATTAACTTATAGTTGGTATCGTAAAAGAATAAGCACACCATCCTTAGATGATACTCAAATCGGTGATTTAAATATTCAGGCTCCAGTAAATTTAACTACAGAACAAGCAGTACAAATAGCTTCTAACATATTTGGATTTGATAGATTTAGTTCTACCGTTGAAATTATAGATGGTAGTTTACAATCTACTTTTAGAGCCTACTTCGGTTTTGTTATCGGTGTGGGGAACTCATCGGTTGCCTATTGGGGTCATCAATATGAAACAGGAACAACAGCATCCTCCTACATCCCTACAGACGGAAGTGCGGCAACACGTTTCGAGAATTTCGAAATAACGGTAGTACCTCCAGCAGGGGTTGAAAGTATCACGGAAACTATTAACGGTATAGAGCAGACACCTATAGTGGTTATACCTGCATTATATACTGTACCTTTTGGGAAAATTAATAAAATAGAAATGGAATGATAAAAAGATATAGTTTTAATACAGAGAGACAGGCGCAAGATTTAATTTTACTTTTAACTAATGAAGATAATAAACTAATATTTACTGAAATTACAACAACAGAAACAACCAAAGCAATTGTCTGCTTAGGCTTTCATAATGAATATGATAAAGATGGAATATTGATTTTAGAGGGTACTACGTATGACGTAGATGTGTTCTGGAGTGATATACCAAACGAAGATTGGTTACAATACGAAGTTACACCAAACACTCCAAACCATAAATTTTCATAATTATAAATAGTGATTGGGAGTCAATATCTATAATAAAATATGTGTAATGTCGGGCGTATTACTTTTATGTGTATATTTGTAGTGAACATTTAAAACAAAACTATGAAAACATTAATTTTATTACTATTAACGGCAACGATTGCAACGGGACAAATTAAGGAAGACAAAGTAAAACACTTTATAGGCGGTGCTTTTGTAAGTGGAACAGTAAGCCTAATAGTTTACGACCAAACGAAAAGCACAAAGAAAGCGTTTTTATATGGTATAGCCTCAGGGGTTTCTATAGGGATAGTAAAAGAGGTAATAGACGAGATTAAGTATAAGGGATGGGATAATAAAGATTTATTAGCAACAGTTTTAGGAAGTATAACAATAACAATCCCGTTAAATTTTTGGGAAAAAAACAAAAAAGAAAATGAGTAAAAATGTATTTAAAGACAGTAAAGGTAAAAATTCTATGAAAAGAATATTAGGAGCGCTAGGTGTTTTAGTCGCTTTAATAATGGCATTACTTCCGTTTTTCTATTCAAGCAAATACGAACCATCCGACACGCTAATAATCGGAATACTAGGAGCTTCATTCGCTGCGATTTCATTTGGTGTATTTGAAGGGAGCAGGCACGTAGGCAATCGTCCAGATGATAGGCACGTAGGTAATCGTCCAGATGATAGGGAAGTGTGTAATTGTCCAGATGATAGGGACGTTTGTAGTAGTAAGTGTGACAGGTAGAGGCGAAATAGTA